GCTCTTGCTTACTACTAACGTCTTTCGATAGTACATAGGTTTTAGTTATCATTGAATCGCCACTACCTTCGTTTTCGGTGTCTATGTCGATTCCCCTTGCCGCGTTTGATTGGTCTTGCGGCCCTGAAGGAATTGAAGGCGCACTAAGTGATGGAGCAGATGGCCCCTTTGCTTTGTTTAGTATCTGTTTAGCCTGAACAAATGCCCCTAAAGTGGTGGCAATCGCTCCTGCTATAAGTGCCGGAGCTGTAAATGGTGCGGCTGGCCCTGTTGCTAGTGCTGCTGCTTGCGCCCCTGCAATAGCCGAACTTATAGAGCGGGCCGTATCAATAGCTAACTGCGCGATAGCTACTCCCTTTTGAAACTTTTCAGCCTTTTCAGCGTTTTTAAAGCTCAATGTAGCAAGAGAGTTAAGGCTTGAAACAGCAGACTGTTCAATACTTAATCTCGCCTGCTTATTAGCTTCATAGATTTCTAGTTCTTCTTCGGCTTGCTTTTTACGTTTTTCATTTGCTTCTTCCTCATACTTAGTCTCAACATTTGCAACCTTCTCTAAGTATTCTAATTGAATATCTAAAAGGCTACTATTATTAATCCTAGCTTTCTCTTGCATTTGAGAGTACCATAACTCAACCTCTTGAAGTTCCTTCTCCCTCTGGGTAAGCCCAACTAGTGCAAGTTCCTGCGCTACCCCCCTTTGTTCTAATATTAAAGAATTTGTATTGGTAAGCTGCTCCGATTGTTGGCCTACTATCCTTTCGGCTAATTCAGCCTGCTGTCCTAGAGCATCATTATATCGCTCTTGGCTCTCAATGCTGTTGCCGTTTATCTGCATATTGGCTAGAGCCACTTTAAGCCTAAAATCGGCAAGTTCCTTTTCCTTTAGTAGCTGCTCCTCTAATATAACCCCTAGTGCATCGTTGGCTTTTTTTCTTTCGTCAAATGTCAGGCTAACGTCGTCTCTTATCTGCCTTTGTAGTTCAGCGTCTTTTTGGAACGTTAGCTGTACTAGCTGCTGCTGAGACTCAAGTATTTTTAGTTTGTTCTCTAATTGTGTGATATTTTGGGCTGTTGCCGCCACTTCAGAGGCATATTTAGCCAAGAAGTTAATACCAGACTTTATGCTGTCGGTTATGGTTTCTAAAGAGCCATCGACACCCGTCAAAACGTCTACGGATTGCCTGCCAGCTTCTTTAACGTGTTCCAGAGCTTCGGTAAATTCACCCGCAAAAAGACTCCTTAAGGCTTTGCCTAGATACCCAAAAACTTCAAGTAGCTGGTTGAACCTATCTATTAGCCCCTTTTTAACCGTATCAGCGAAGTCCTTAACAGCTTTCTGCGGATTCTCAAAGAGGGCCTTAAATGAATCTACTACGGGGTCTATGTTGTTGCCAATGAATGTAACGAAGTCGCTAAAGGCAATTCCTAAGCCCGTCATTACAGCAGTCAATCCATCGGCAAACTTTTGATTCTTACCGAGAGCTTCTGACAGCTTGGCAAATGCAGCAATGACTAAACCAATACCTAAAGCCTTAAAGCCAGCACCTAGAGCCTTCGCACCTTTACCAATTTTATTGACACCCTTACTCGTTCCCTCTGCATTTTTTTTGAGGTCTTTCATCTCATCGCCTACACCTTTTATGGATTCTTGGGCCTGAGAGCCATCTATTTCAAGGTCGAACTTTATTTTTTCTGCCATTTTCTATTCTTTAGTCTAAAAACACAAGTGCGCCATGTCTTTTTTAATGAACTGCTGAGAGAATACCCGCCGCCTGCAATAAATTCTTCCCTCGTTCCTACCTTCTTAGATGTATTTAAGGCGTTGTTAGCCTTTATCACCTCGCTAAATAAGTTGCTCATGTCAATACTCTCTATATTCAAATAATTCTACTGTGATGTGCCAACTTGTTACGGCTGCATAAGCTCCGGTATTAACCTCTACTGCTATAGCCTCGTTAGTAGTGTCTGCGCTTGTTCTTACTTGCAGAGCCGCTAACGCTCCATCGGCTTCAGCGTTTATCGTTGAGCCTGAAACCATAGTAACACTTCCTCCGCTTGCTCGTCTAAAAGCTGAATGGTATATAATACCCGTTGCTACATTCCCGCCTCCCTCGTCATAAGCCACCGCGTTAAGGACTACCGAAATAGCAGAACCTTCGCCCATTGTTATATGTTTGTCCGTGTCTTGGGCTGGGTGTATCTGTGTCCATCCCGAAGTTGAAGTAGCTATATCTTCAAATAGCAACATCCTAGAATACTGACTGCGGTCTGAAGTAGTACCCCAACCATGCACAAACTCACCCTCTCTTATAGCGTGCGCATTCTTGCCGAATACTGCTACGTTTGAGATGTCAGACCTTTCCGTAGTGCTGCCTATTAGGTTACTTTCACCTACCGCCAAAGAGTTGGAAGTATCTAGTCCGGCAGTATTTGAGTCGCCTTGTATTATCGTATTCTTTGACCCGCTTCCTATTGTGTTGTCTGAACCCGTTGCGCTTGACGCTCTAGCATCCATAGCAAAATTACCCCCGCCCTGTAAGTTGTTACCATACCCTGTATTCAGGTTGCTATCTTGCAGAATCGAGTCAACGGGTGCGTTCATCGTAGGCGAGCCAGGTTCTTTCCACCAACATTCATCGTCTAAAAAGACAAAGCCCGCATCGTTGCAACATCTTCTGTTAGGAGTAGCTGCGCCACCATCTGTGGGGTCCATGAAGCTAATTGTGCCATCTTCGTTCATTGTGTCGGGAACTACTGAACAATCGAATACCCCTATGTCAATGACCTTAATAAGCTCGCAGCGCGTTAAACTATCCTTGCCAACCGTATAGCCTGAGGCTTTGTTTAGTCGGTACATAGCATCCCTTACCCATATCTTATCCCTGAAGTCTAGCTCGTTAATGTCCTTTGCCGTCAGTTTGAAGTTCCCCACCAACATTCGAGCATCCTTATTATACATCTGGTTTATGTACTTCGCCCAGAACTTATTATAGGCATTTTCTTTGGTTAGCGTTGTAACGGTTGCATCCCTTGAATAAGGCGAAGAGTATCCCCATGAAAGGTCTATATCTCCGTCCGTGCTTCTGTGGTTTTCGTAATGAGTACAGAAAGGCCATGATCTAGTAGTTGTGATAACAGCAGGTGAGCCGTCTTCTATAAAGTTGTAACCGCTAGATATTGAGTATGTTCCATGATAAAAGAATAGCTTAGGCTTGTGTGCTATCTTCTTGGGTGTTCCTTGCTCGTCAAGGTCATAAAGTGGAGCGTGTAGCACATCTGCCGTTCCTGGTATTACAGTTGTTAGGTATGGACTAAAAGGCGTGGTTATCTTCAGTTCACCATTTGCAAACGGCTTATCTGTCTTAAACTCTGCCACGCCATACCTTTTACCAAACTGATCTTGGTAATCCTTGTTTAACTTATCGTTGTCTAGTGCGTCTTCAAAAAGTATATCTGCCTTTTGGAACTCGTGAAGGGGTTTTATAGTTACCTCCTTACTTATGTCTAGCTTGTTACTCCAATCCAAAGTAGACCCCGATAAAGCCCAATCATTAAAAGGCTCTATTCTTAACTGCTTGGAGTCTGTCTTGTCGGGAGTTATCATCAGGTTAAACTTTGACACTATGCCCTTCACAAAGTCTAGCTGCTTGATTGGTGGTATCTCGTCCTCCATTGTAATACCTCCAGAAGAACCCGCCAAAGGTATTTTGGTAGTTCTCCAATTGCTAGGGTCACTATTAGAGTTTTCTTTTAGTATCTGAAATTTAACATTCGACTGTAGGTTGTAAAATAGATAGACTGCTATTTCATCGCCTACGGAAACATTGTCTACGTTAGTATTAAATTTAAACTTTGAAATTTTAGAGGTCTCGGTAGGAGGTAATAGTGTTCTTGGGGGTTTTGTAAACCCATGCGGAAAAGTATGCATATCTCTCATGGGCACTCCTTTTCTTTCGACTATTTTGGAAGTGGTTACGTTGTATAAGCCAACTTGAACAGAGGAAACACCAGAAGGGTCTGCTACTAATCCGTTGTGCCGACTCCAATACATATATAGTTCTACTGTTATCTCCCATTCACCTGAGCCTGGAACTTCCCAAACTTGATTAGATGTGTCGTATTTGTTATCTCCATCGTACGATTCAGTATTAAACAGCATTTTGTAAAACCCTCCAGTCCCCAATACCGAGCTTGACACAGTTTGTGTTACTGACTGCTTTGCTTTGAATCCCTTAAATACTGTAACACTTACCCCGTTCTTGTTGTGTCCGGAGCATTGCATATATATATTATCAAAAGCCGTACCCGTTGCAATAAAAGATGACTCGTATTTGTACCCCGCATGGGAAAATATCATATCCCAAATGGTCTTAACCTTTACCGCTGGCCTCAATCCCTTTGGTGGTATGCCTCGCTCTACTTGGTCTATCGCGTCGCGGCTGCCATCAAGCCTAAAGCCAAACCCGTAGTCGTTTATAGGGTACATAATTTCCGAGCCATCGAAGCCCGTACCACTAACAGAGTAAGCCGTATTTCCAGCCCATCCGTCTATAATATTTGCGGCTGATAGCGTATGATTTAACCCCGCTAAATCGTCGAGCGTTGCATGGTTTAATTCCGACAGGTCTTTGTCGCCTAGTTCCCTAGCTATATTGGCAAAATCACCGAAAATGTTTACATCGTATTCCTCTGTGAGTTGGTTTATTGAGTTGATTTTCAAATAACCATCCAAAAGGGGTATGGTGTCTTCGTATATTATCGCCCTTGTCTTAGCATATACATCGAAATCACCGCCCGAGATGTTCACATCGAAAGCAGACTTGAAGAATTTATTGTTCTTCCTAGACATCGGAAGCCTGAAAGCCTCCGAAAAAGAGCTATTCCGCTTCGATATATCCTGAATCTCAGCTACCGAGAAGTTCAGTTGTATAGAATCGCCCTCCGAAACGTCCAACCATTCGCCCGACCTAGAGCCGTCTTGGTCAAATACTCTTATCTCTATCATACCTTCCGCTTATTGCTGTACTTAAACTTGACAGAGAGCTGCATTATCTTATCGTTTACGCCCGTTTTAATCAGGTAGGAGCTGTCTGTTAGTACGATTGGACGCGTAACACTACCAATGTGATAAACCTCCTTAGACGTTAGCAATTCCTCCAACCAAGCGTATTCCGCTTCTGTTACAAAGTCGGTGTTTACCGTTACCTCTTCCTCTGCTTTAATTGCAAAGTTTGTTTTTCCCCTGTTCCATGTCTGAGTAGAATACGACGAGCCGGAGTAGTCTCCTGGAAGGCTCTGAAAGGTAGAACGCTGAATACTCAAACTACGGGAACTCTTCTTTTGAAAGGAATAGTAATCCCAAGCTCCAAGTCTGTTCTGCCATGCTAGTACATAGGGTGTGTATTTGCAACTCTCATTCAAATAGAAATACTTAAGCTCGCTTTCGTTTGTCGTGTTACCTACGTTTCTTAATCTTACAGAGTAATAAGATAGTGTACTATTGTTGCTTGGCTTTAGGTTTGCCACATCGCCATCTTCGAAGTTCTGAGGCCCACAACCAAAGAACTGCATTGCATCGTCTTCGCTGACGTTCGGGTCAGAGCCTCCTTCTAGGCTAATGTCGATGTCTTCGGTTTGAATTACCGTTCCGTCTGCCTCATAAAATTTAACTCTTATCGTTCCCGCTTGGGAAGTTGCAACACCAAGCCAAGAGATTGTGCGATATTGGTCTGAGTCTACATACTCGATGTTGGGTGCGTTGGTTAAAAACTTGGCAGCCGAATCATTTGGAATGTATGGGTCAAATGTCCAATTTATACCATCCTCGAACTGCTGCACCCCGTCAATAACGTATATCTGATCGTTCGTTAAATCCGCATCTGTGGTGGGGTCTGTTTCTCCTGAGTGAACGTAATGCTCACCAAATTCCACTTCAACAAGTTTCAATGTGTCCGTGTTCAGGCTTACCCAATTATTGTCTGTTGAGTTTATTCTGTGAATCTCTTGGTTCGTTCCTGTGGTGCTTATTTTGGTCGCTGCGAAATAAGGCTCAATGATTTTGGCTATGTTGACAATGCCGTAGCCGGTGGGGTTTGGCACTTGCCGAACTCTTGCAACGGACACTGCGCCAGCACCTAAATCTAGCTTTACATCGAAGACGTATCTAAACTGCTCTTCGGCCTGGTTGGTGGAAGATACAACATACACCAATTCATTTTGAAGTAGGTTTAAGTCGTCGGGGGTTTGGTCTTTAGTTATTGCCATTGGTTTCGTTTAGTGTCTGAGCTAAGAATTTAGCATAGTCCAAAGCGAAAACCCTCTGAACTTCGTCGAACTTTTTGTATTTTGTTGTGAAGGCTTTTGTGAACCATTGAGTTTTCTTAATCCCCTTCCTTTTTACCGACCTTGCAAGGACGTAAGAAAGCCCACGAATTGCGCTAGCCTTATTTGTAAACTTTCCCTTTGAATCCCTTGCTCTTATCCCTTTCTTTTTCGCCCACTTCTGCATTGAGAGTTGGTGCGCTGGTGCTACTGTTTCCTTCTTAAAGGAATATGGCGCGTTCTGCTTTTTTCGTGTTCCGTCTACACCCTTGTCTAGGTAGTCGCCGTAATCATCGAAGTAGAATTTAAGAGAGAAGGAAGAAACGAAGTCTTTGCGCTTGGTTACATTCAGTTCATGGCGCACGGAGTCCATGAGGCCGCCTGAAGCCTTAGACTTTTGTAAGTTTATCCGCGCAGCCCTAACGACCCCATCGGCAAACTTCTCCAATTCTTTCTCTGTTTTCTTAAAGTTAGCCACTACAAGTCTCGCAATCTGGGTTGTCTATTGTACATTCTGGGTGATCCGTTACCGCGTCTGCTTCTTCCATAGCTTTCAAAAGCTCATCAAAGCCTACCTCTTCTTTTTCCTCTTCTGTTTTAGATACTTCCTTCAAATGTCTCTAGTTTTAAAAGTTCGCTTAATGCTGTTTCACTTGTCCACTCTTCTGGGCAGTCAAACTCAAAAGTTCGTGAGTGCTTTAATGTCTTGCCATCTTCTAGGGCGTGAACCTCAACAGAGGCTTTGTTTGTTAGCCAATTGTAAGAAACGGCCACAACCTCCCAAGTGAAGTTTTTTAGCTCAATGTCCTGAAATGTTTTTAGTGCTGCTTGTTTCATATTCCGTCTTCTATAAATGCCATGTAAATCATATTAAAGTTCGTAGGTGTTTTTACTACTATTCCACTAGATGTACTCGTAGAGTTAGATATATAGTACTTTCCAGCAATCCCACCGCGAAAGTATGTGCTTGACATAGCAATAACCCCAGCTCCAAATGCATTATATAATCTAGGCTCTGTGGTTGTCCAGTCCTCATCTACTACCGCTATCATATACTCTATTGGTGCTAGATACCAAGTCGCGTAAGTTTTACCATTTAGGGTTTCGCTTTTAGCTTGTGCGATAGTCCACGCATCAGCTATGGTTCTCCTATTATCGTTTCTAAAATCATCAACATCAAAGATAACCCCCTGAAGGTTGTCATATATCAAGGTGTTTGCTGGATTTGTTCCGAATACATCCGTTCCTGAATCGTTTGTAAATCTAGTCGTTCCACCAAACTCAGGGTCATTATATACCAAAGTGTTAAAGTGGTTAGGTGTAGCTACCGAATGGTCAATCTGCTGAATTTTACCCGTCTGCGTGTGTTCAAATAAATCTTCTTTGCTAAATGCTGCGTCTCCGTTTGCGTAACTAACGCTTTGAACGCAGTTAGATGGCCTACAATAAACCGTAGGATTTGGCGCTAAACTACAAACTACATTCACAACCGAAGGTTGAGTAAACGTACTCCCATCGCTGTCTGTAACTGTAATATCTGGAAGTGTAAGCGTTCCACCACTTGCAACAGTGTTCGTGTAACTGCTGTCTGAGTTTTCGACATTTGCATCAGGTGCTAGAACTGTGTCAGTAACTGTGGCTTTTACTGAGTTACTTGATAAAACTGAGCCAAGAGTATTAACCACATTGACAGTTGAATCAGCGACATTATAAACTCCTGAACCCTCTGCTGTTACAGTTGCGCTTGCAATTAAAGTACCGTCACTCTGGTTAATGTTAATAGTGGCGTCGGCAATGATAATATCCTCGCTCACATTGCTAGGAACTAACTCTGACCTAAGAACTGCATTTAAAGTGTTTTTAATTACAGCAGTAGCATCCGGAGCAGTAATAGTCGATGCATCAGTTGCTAAGACGTTTGTGGTAGATAATGTCGTGCCATCTGTATTGTCTAAAGTAATGACGCTGTCAGGGATTCTAAAATATGCACCTTGTTTTGAACCTATTAATGTGCTTCCGCTCGATTGCCTTACTTGGATGTTTAAAGTTCCGCCTGAAGCTACATTGTCAAAAAATACACTATTTACATTCACCGTACCATCTGCCGCTAAACTACAAACTACATTCACAACAGAAGGCTGAGTGAACGTGCTCCCATCCGAATCTGTAACTGTAATATCAGGCAAGACTAAAGTACCTCCACTTGCTACAGTGTTCGTGTAACTAGTATCGCTATTTTCTACCGTAGCATCTGCTCCAGGTGTACAAACTACATTTTGAACACTAGGTAAAGAAGAAGTAGAACCATCTGAATCTGTAACTGTAATGTCCGGAAGAATTAAAGTATCACCAACATTTACCGTATTAGAATATGACGCATCCGAGTTCTCCACCGTGCCGCTTCCGGCTATCGTATATTCTCCACCACTTGCCACAGTTTCAATAACATCACCCGCAGCGTTCTTAATGCTTACAGGGTCGCAAGTGCCGACCTCGATAGGGCTACCACCTAAAGGAGCATTACAAGCGTCGAAAGTGTACGGGCATTTAATCTCTATCTCTACCGTCCATCCCACGCCATCAATCTCGCCCCATGTTACAGGCTCAAAAGTCGCAGATGTTTCTACCTCATACTTATTGGCAACTAAGATTTGAGGGTTCTTGAACTCAGCAAAGAAGTCCGTTAGTATTTGGAGCGTGTCAGAATAAACCTCATCCGCATCTTCAAAGTCTTCGCGTGGAATGTCGGCAATACCTAGAGTGTAGGTGTAGACGATATGCCCAGTCTCTATTTGCGTGTTCTCTAAAGACCCCATAAGTCGAGGGAATACATTGTCCTTGTCTAGGATAATATCACCCTCCTGGAAGCCTATTTGATAAGACCCCAACTGATCGTGCCGCGAGGCTATCGTGGTCAGGTCTGCGTTTACTTCGTTGTAACTTGTCATTTCTTTACCTCTGCTTTATCCTTAGTGTACTGAAGGAAGAACATCACCTTGCTTATTGGCTCACCCTCTACCTCTTCAATTTTTAAGATGTCTCCATTGGCGAGGGAGTGGAGAACATTAAACCAACCATATCGGGCAAGTGGACTTTCTTCTCCGACCCCGTTAAAGAGTCGAGGGAATTGTTCAACAAGCTCTGACCTAAACGCAAAAAAAAAGCTAGTGCGCCCGTTGTTATGCTTATGGGTAACTCCCTGAAATGCTCCCCGTCCGTTCCCTTGTATGGCTCTATCTTATACAGCTCTTTGTACTCTTCCACAATGGGCCGATACAAAACAGCCATGACAATATGTAGGTTTTCTATAAAGTCGTCGCCCGAATAGCTGTCTATATCCACGAACTCACCCGTAGTCAGGTCCTGAAGGTTTGGAATAAAGCCATACTCCACGCCTTGCCATGTGAATCGCTGCTGAAAAGGCTGCTCCTGTTGTAGGACTGCCGCAATCTTAGCCGACAACTCGCTCAGCTGCCTTACAGGAATCCTATCCAAAGCGTCATAACCCGCGCCTGTGATAGCTTTAATTATCTTCTTTGCCTTCCATGTATCGTCTAGGCTTTCATCGTTTCCGATATTAAAGCATTCGACATATTTACTTAGCGGTATCTCGTCCGCTTTCGTTGGTATTATCACCTCCATAACCTTATATGTATTTTAGGCTTAAACGTTGCGCGGGAGTATATGAAATGGCGTAAATTAATCGCTTCTTCATTTCTTGAATAAAAAAACCCCCGAAAGGGAAGGACTCCGAGACGGGGGAAAACACTAACAATGAAAAGTATGAATCAACGCGAATATAGGCTTTTTATTCTTATCCCGACAAATTAACGGTTATCGAAAAGTTGTTGTTGTCCTGATCGGTGTTAGGCACAATAAAAAATAAAAAGCCCACGCTCTTTTGGTTCGTGCCTCACCAATTAGGTTTAAAATAGGCTTTCTTGCCTTGTTTCTGTTTCTATCATCTTTATTGCTTTTTTAAAATAGTCCTCGTCTAATTCACAAGCGGTTAAAGTTAAGTTCATTTTTTCAAATTTATTAACCTTATCAACAGCAATAGCAATAGAGCCAGAGCCTAAATGTGTATCTAAAATTTTTTGATTAGTTTCAGCATATCGAGTTAAAATCCATTCATATAATTCACTTGGTTTTTGTGTCGGGTGTATTTTAGTTCTATTGCAATAAGCCTGTACTCTACTCATTCTAAAAGTTTTTGCACATTTATCAAATGAAGTCCAAGCCAACTCAAAATCAGAGCCACTAAACTCTTGTATTTTATCCCAAGTCAAAACACACCTTGTGTTTCCTAAATAATCAAAAAAGTAATTCCCACCCCAAATAATTTGGTTTTTACTAACTCTTTTAAGTTCATCAAAATACTCAACACTTGGTATTGCATTATCCCAACCTTTAAAATCGTGCGCCTTTCTGTTAGTGGCTTTATTTTCTTTTTGACCATCAAAGCCTATTCCATAAGGCGGGTCAACTATTGCTAAATCAAAGTGGTTATCTTCGTAACGCTTCATCAATTCCAAGTTACATTCGTTTGTAATATTTAAGTATTCTCTCATTTATAATATTTTTTTTGCCCTCGCTTTTTTTATTTTTTACAGATGCCTAACAATGTATATAGCCCATAGCCTAAAGGCATACGTGCCATATACTCAACGTTAGCAAACATAAATAAAAGAATTTGGACAGCAACTACCTAACGGCGTAAACGCCGCGCTTGTTCGTGTTCAGCTTGTTCAAAGCAACGTAGCGCAGGGCATCAATGGCGTGGTTCATGTAGTCGACGGGCTTGTTCAAGTTCTCTCCATTCCTGTCAGTCTGCCACTTATAAGAGCGCAACTCCTTCAAAAGGTTCACGCTTCCAGGATCAACTACAAGCTCGTACCTCTTCAGTATATCAATGCTCTGCCTAATAGAGTCCGGACCTTTCCTTGCGGGTGAAGCTCTGAAGCCTCCTGGAATCCTCTTAATCTCTTCAATGCTCTTTGGCTCTGCTGAGTCGCATACAACTTCTTCTTGTCTGTCTATGTCTAACCTCTGCACTATGTCGGGGTTCGTTAAGCCATGCTGATATAGCAACTCGCGAACGTGAAGCCTTCCGTTTGACTTAGCGACCTCAACGACGGCGGTAGGGTCATTGGTGAATCCAAAGTCAAGACCAAGCCCTACCCTTGTGTAATGCTCTGGCCACTTCTCAACCTTCCAATCGAACACCCTGCCAACCACATTGCCGTATTCGCCTTCTCCAAAGACCTTCCACGCCTGAGGGTCTAAAACTCTGAGCGTTTCAATCTCCCTTACTTGCTCCTCTCCTAAAAAGGGATTATCTAAATAGGTTGAGACAATAACCTCAACGTCCCCAATCTCTGCTGCTCTCTTCTGCTCTAATTCCGTATTAATCCAGATATTCTCATCGTCGGGGTTTAAGTCTAGGAAGATTTGACCCGTTGTCCGAACTGCTATCTGTTGGAACTCCTTATAGCTTATCTCGTTGGCCTCAATGATGAATATAATGTCTCGCTTTCGTGATCGTATCTTCTGCTCATTATCAAGCCCGAAGAACTGTATGGTATTAGGCCCGTATGAATATCGTAGCTCTGTGAGGTTCACGCTCAAAAGCTGCTCGTATGGCATCCCGTTTGAAAGCGTGTTGGTTCGTATGATTTCTAGGAAGTCTTCGTATGCTGAAGCCTTTAGGGATGGTAGGTACTTTCTGCATACCTCTAGCTTGATACCCTTGCTATTGAATAGAAGGTGGACAGCGTACAACATAGCGGAATACGTCTTAGTGGACCTCGTACCGCCCCTATTGATTACAATGCGCTTCTCACTCTTCTGAATCCTGTCGTATACTCTGCTTGCCTTTACCATCTACTATCTCAACTTCTATTGGTGTGAATCCTTCATGCTTAACAAAGTTCGTTTCCTTCCATCCGTAGTTCACCTTCATGTCGAAGATTAATGCGTTGGTTTGCCCCTCTCCATTAACTAGCGCATCCTGTTTCCATAGCTCGATAAACTTCTTCACTCCCTTTATAGTGCCAAAGTATTCACCCTCAGCCTCATAGTTCAAAAGTGTTTGCGGGTCTAGTTTCAGGAATCTCGCGAAGCCTCCGATAGTTGGTATTCTAGGTGCTGATGTTGTAACTACTTTACCTGAAGATGTGGGATGTTCTTTGCCAAATGTGGTGCAGAAGTCTACATATTCATTCCACTTGTCTTGTATTTCTTCGGGTGTGTATAGTTTAGGTCTTGGCATATTATACTATTAGTGCTATTATGGCAATTAATACCAA